TCTCAAGATAGAGCTATTCCACAATTAGGGGTGGGAGGAAACTTATCTTCTGTACAATCATATTCGAGAAACCCTTATGAAGATGAAAGGATGGTATAATTATGGGTGGTGTTCCAATAATAGGTGATGTAGTTGAAACTGTAACTGATGTAGTTGCTCCTAAAAAAAAGAGAACAACTGACACTAGACCAGCAGAAGTTTCTAAAGAAAGTGATCCAGCTCCGAAAAAAGATATTTCTAGAGTTTTAAGAAGAAGAAATCCTAGAAGAAGAATTGGTGCTAGTTTAGTTGGTGGAAGATTATTTCCAACTCCTGGAGCTGAGACTGGTAAAGATTACAGTCCAATTCGTAATCCAAGAGACAATTCAACATTAGGATCTTAATAATGGCTGATAGAGAGCCACAAAAATTTTTTCGTAATCCACGACATAGAGATATGGATTTAGAAGAGATTGCAAACAATACTCCTAACAGCGATCAGTTTGATGTTGTTGAAGAGGAAGTAAATGAAGAGGAAGTAAATGAAGAATAGTCTTTATAAAAATATTAATGCTCGTAAAAAAGCCGGGACATCTAGACCAAAATCTAAATCAACAATTTCAAAAGAGGCTTATGCAGATATGAAAGCTGGGTTTCCAAGAAAGAAAAGAAAAAAAGGATTAATGTCATGATTATATTTGGACATACTCCAAGAGAATGGAAACGAAAAGCAAAAGAACATAAATGGTTTATTAGCTCTTTGGTTATTGTTTTTATTTTAGGTGGAGTAATTTTTTAATGGTAGCAAAAAAATATCAAAATCCATCTGGTGGATTAAATGAGGCTGGAAGAAAATTCTATAATAGAACTGAAGGATCCAATCTTAAAAGACCACAAAAATCTGGTACTGATGGCAGACGAGTTTCTTTCGCTGCTAGGTTTGCTGGAATGAAAGGACCATTAGAAAAAAATGGTAAACCAACAAGATTAAAATTAGCTCTTAAAGCATGGGGCTTTGGATCTAAAGAGGCAGCAGCTAAGTTTGCTGCAAACAATAAAGGAACTGCATAATGCATTTAAAACCAGAACAAGTTTTAGATAGATCTAATAAAGCATTTGGTAAAAAAGAATTATGGAGAACAATCTATGAGGATTGTTATCGTTATGCGTTACCTCAAAGAAATTTATATGAAGGTTATTACGAAGGTAATGTGCCTGGACAAAATAAAATGAATATGATCTTTGATAGTACAGCTATTCATTCTGTCCAAAGATTTGCTAATAGAATACAATCTGGATTATTTCCTCCTTACAAAAAATGGTGCAGACTAGAACCAGGAAACGAAATACCAAGAGAAAGAAGAGCTGAAGTACAATCTGCTTTAGATCTTTATTTAGATAAAATGTTTAGTGTCCTTAGACAGTCAAACTTTGATTTAGCTATTGGAGAATTTTTATTAGATCTTTCTGTAGGTACTGCTGCAATGTTAATTCAACAAGGTGATGATTTAAATCCAATTAAATTTACTCCGGTTCCTCAATACTTAATTGCATTAGAAGAAGGACCAAATGGAACTGTAGATAATGTTTATCGTAAATATAAATTAAGAGCAGAAACTATTTCAAGAGAATTTCTAGATGCTAAAATTCCAGAAACATTACAAAGACAAATTAATGATAAACCTCAAGATATGATAGAACTTATTGAGGCTGTTATTTATGATTTAGATAGAGGTGATTATTGTTATCATATCATTCATGAAAAATCTAAAGAGGAATTAGTATTTAGAAAAATAGAACAAAGTCCATGGATTGTAAGTAGATATATGAAAATCCCTGGAGAAGTTTTTGGAAGAGGTCCATTAGTTTCAGCATTGCCAGACATTAAAACTTTAAATAAAACTTTAGAATTACTTTTAAAGAATGCTAGTATTGCTTGTGCTGGTGTTTATACAGCAGCAGATGATGGAGTAATTAATCCTTCTAACATTCGTATTCAACCTGGATCTATTATTCCAGTTGCTAGAAATGGTGGACCACAAGGTGCATCACTAGCTCCATTACCTAGATCTGGAGATTTCAATGTTTCTCAAATTGTTATTAATGATTTAAGAATGAATATTAAAAAAACTTTATTAGATGATACATTACCACCAGACAATATGTCTGCAAGATCAGCTACAGAAATTGTAGAAAGAATGAAAGAACTTGCTCAGAATATGGGTGCTGCATTTGGTAGACTTATAACTGAGACTATGGTTCCGATCATTCGTAGAACCCTCTTCATTATGGATCAAAAAGGAATGATCCAGCTCCCCTTGAAGGTTAATGGGCTCCAGGTTAAAGTTACTCCGGTGAGCCCATTAGCAAAAGCACAAAACTTAGATGAAGTAAATGAAGTTATGCAATTCTTTCAAATTGCAAATGCTCTTGGACCAGGTGGTGTTGCTGAAGTTAAACCAGATGCTATTGCAGCATATGTTGGAGATAAACTTGGTATACCTTCTGAACTTAGAACTTCACCAGAAGAAAAACAACAGATCCAACAACAAACTATGGAAATGCTAAAAGCTCAGTCTATGCAAATTATGGGAGGAGCACCTCAAGCTCCAGGGCAAATGCCAGAGCAACAAGAACCAGTAGAGGCTGTAGAAGAACAACTTAGATCATGAAACAAGGATGGGAAGGAATAGAATTTTTAGATGTTAAATCTAAAAGTACACCGAAAGATACAGAATTAGAAACCAACAAATCATTCGCTAGAACTTTTGAAACTGAAGAAGGAAAAAAAGTTTTAGAGTTTCTAATAAACAAAACACTTAAACAACCAACATGGATACCTGGTGGTGATAATAGTTATGGTTATGCTAGAGAAGGGCAAAACAGTATCATCAGAGAAATCCAAATTAGAATAGAGAGGGCCAAACAATGAGCAACGAAAATATGGAACAAAACCAAGGTGAAGGATTAATAGCTAATTCTTCTGCACAAGAACAACAAGCACCTAATCCAGAGGAAACAGTTATTCCTCATTTAGAAGATGAGAATAATCAAACTGTTGAACAAGCCAAAGCTGAACAACAAAAAGTAGTTTTAGAAAAACCAGAATATATTGAAGATAAATTTTGGGATCCAGACAAAGGAGTTAAGACAGAGGAGTTAAGTCATTCCTATAAAGAATTGCAAAAACAATTCTCTATGGGAAAACATAAAGCACCTAAAGAATATGATATGTCTGTTTTAGAAGGAGTGTCTGATGATGATCCACTTAAAGAAAAATTTTTAAATTGGGCTCAAGAGAACAAACCTACTCAAGCTGCATTTGATAAATTGGTCAAAGATTTTAGAGAGATTGCAACTCAAACTGAACAAGAACAATCTATAAACTTAGAAGAAGAACAAAAGGCATTAGGACCTAATGCAGAGATAATCATTAATGGTATTAAAACTTGGGGACAAGGTTTAGTAGCTAAAGGTGTATGGTCTGATCAAGACTTCGAAGAGTTTAAAGTGTTTGCTGCAACAGCTAATGGTATCAATGCTTTAAATAAAATAAGAAAATACTATGGTGAACAAACAATTCCTACTGCACCAATCGATGTAGATGGAGCTGTAAGTCAACAAGAACTTTATGAAATGGTAGCAGATCCTAAATATAAAACAGATCCAACTTTCCGTAGAAAAGTAGAAGAACAGTTTGCTAGAGCTTTTCCAGGTAAAGTAGATAATAGTATTCTTTAAAATTTAGATACTTGATATATTTATAAAATTCGTTTATCTTAATAGACGAAGATAACCAAAATTTCAAAATGGCCTTCTGGCTGGTGGGCAACTACACCATTTTTGTCAGCCGGGCTTTACCCCGACAACTGCAAGTTAAAATAAAAATGTGTTAACAAAGGAGAAAAACAAATGGCACAATCAATAACAAATGCTTTTGTTACACTTTTCGATGCCGAGGTAAAACAAGCATATCAAGGAGAGAGTACTCTTCTAGGTGCTGTAAGGCTAAGACAAGGTGTGCAAGGCAACACTTACAAATTCCCTAAATTGGGAAAAGGTAGTGCTACTGCTCGTATCCCTCAGACAGATGTAACTCCATTGAATGTTACTTATTCACAAGTAACAGCAACAATGCAAGACTACAATGCTGCTGAGTATTCTGATATTTTTCATCAAGCAAAAGTAAACTTTGATGAAAGACAAGAATTGGTACAAGTAGTATCTAAAGCAATCGGTAGAAGAATGGACCAACTAATCATTGATGGATTAAATGGTGCATCTTCTCCTTCAACTGTAGCTAAAACAGTCGTAACTTCTGGATCAGCAACTGCATCTAACTTAAATGTTGGAAAGCTAATTGCTGCTAAGAAAGCTCTTGACGCAAAGAATGTTGGTTTTGATGACCGACATATCATTGTTCATGCTAATAACCTTTCTGGTTTATTAGGTGATGAGAGAGCAATTTCTGGAGATTATGCTGCTGTTAAAGCTCTAGTTTCTGGAGAGATCAATACCTTCTTAGGTTTCAAATTCCATGTACTTGGAGATAGAGACGAAGGTGGTCTACCATTATCAACAAATGACAGAAGTGTTTTTGCGTTCCATAGATCAGCAATAGGTATGGCTGTAAACATGGCACAAAAAACAGAGATCAACTATGTTCCGGAGAAAACTTCGTTCTTAGTTAATTCTATGTTTAGTGCTGGTGCCGTAGCGATTGATGACGAAGGTATCGTAAAAATAACTTGTGATGAAAGTTAATAGAGGAGGATAACAATATGGCTTTTGATAAAACAAACTTCCAACCAATAGGTGGACAGTCTAAAGCTGGGAATGCTCCTCAGATGTGGAGTTATACAGCTCCTGGATCAGACACATTAGCTGACATTAACACAGAAGGTTACTTCAATGAAGTAGCTGGAATTGTTAAAGCTGGTGATCTTATCCATGTGTGGGATAGCTCTGTACCAACATCTTCTTTAGTGACAGTATTATCGAATACTGGATCTGTAGTCGATGTATCTGATGGTACTGCATTGTCAGTTGCAGACGCAGACTAATAATAATATTGGGGAGGCCCTTCGGGGCCTCTTCATTAATTAGAGGAATTAAATGGCAAGTGGAGATACAAATGTTTCAATCTGTAACCAAGCATTAGTGCTATTAGGTTCAGATACAATTTCATCGTTTAGTGATACTACTAATGATGCTGCTGTAGTTTGTAATCAAATTTACGAGACAGTTAAGAGACAAGCATTGTCTATGTATCCATGGTCCTTTGCCTTAACTAAAACACAATTAGCAAAATCTTCAACTACACCAATTAACGAATGGGCATATCAATATGTAATGCCTTCAACTGCAATATCATCTACACCTTTACAAGTTTATAATTCAAGCTCGACAAGAGTATTACCAATACAAAATTACGAAATTCTTTACACTTCATCCGGACCAGCGATTGCTACTAATGAAGAAAATATTTACATTGATTATATCTCAAGTGTAATAACAGAAGGATTAATGCCTTCATATTTCGTGCAGCTACTCGTTTATATGATGGCATGGCATCTTGCCGAACCAGTAACAGATCAAATAACTAAATCTGATTATTGGAGAAAAGTAGCTGTGGGACTAGAAAGCGAAAATGGTAGGGGTGGGTATTTTCGACAAGCAACAAATGTAGATGGAAGAGGAAAACCAAATTATTCAATAGTGGATTTTCCGTTAACAGATGTTAGAAATTAATGAGCAGATCTGTTACACTTCAAACAAATTTTACCACCGGGGAAATTGATCCTCTTTTAACTTCAAGAATTGATATTAATCAATATTACAATGGTCTTGATAAAGCTCGTAATGTTTTAATCCAACCTCAAGGTGGAGTAATTCGTAGACCAGGATTAGAATATGTAGATACAATTCCATCTGCTGCTAATCCACAAAATGGATGTAGATTGGTTCCATTTGAATTTTCAACTTCACAAAGTTATATGTTGTTATTTGTAAATAACAGAATGTACATTTATAAAAATAAAGTTTTAGTAACAAACATTAATGCATCTGGTAATGATTATTTAACTACAACAATCAGCAGCTCATACATTACCTTTATGGATTATGCTCAATCTGCTGATACCTTAATTGTTGTCCATGAAGATATGCAACCAAAACAAATAACTAGAGGTGCTAGTGATAGTACTTGGACTATTTCAGATATTACATTTGAATACATTCCTCAATATGCTTTTACTATCTCTACAACAAATGGAGCTCACAATTTAACACCTTCAGAAGTGGATGGTAATATAACAATCAGTACATCTGGAGGAACTTTTAGTGCTAGTGATGTTGGTCAATATATTGAGGCTAATGATGGAATAGGCAGAGCAAGAATTGTTAATTTTGTTTCATCAAGTGAAGTAGATGCTATTGTTGAAATTCCATTTTTTAATACAGATGCTATTGCTGCTGGATCTTGGTTTATTGAAAGAGGTTATGAAAATACTTGGTCTGCATCAAAAGGATGGCCACGAACTGTAACTTTTCACCAGGGCAGATTATATTTTGGTGGATCTAAGTCTAGACCTAATACAATTTTTGCATCTAGAGTTGCAAGATTTTTTGATTTCAATCCAGGAGAAACTTTAGATGATGATGCTATTGTTGCTACATTAGCAACTGATAGTGTTAATGCTATTACTGGATTATTTGCTGGTAGAGATTTACAGATCTTTACTAAAGGTGGTGAATTTTTTATTTCTCAGGCATCACTAGATCCTATTACTCCAAACAATATTGTTGTTAGTACAGCAACAAGAAGAGGAGCTAAAGAAGGAATTAAACCAGTTGGTGCTGAGAGTGGAACTTTATTTATTCAAAGAGCTGGAAAAGCATTAAGAGAATTTTTATTTTCAGATGTAGAACTATCGTACATCTCAAACAACATTTCACTTTTATCTTCTCACTTGCTCAAGTCTCCATCCGATATGGCCCTTCGAAAAGCAACCTCAACAGACGATGGAGACTTACTATTAATTGTGAATGGGCAAGATGGATCCCTGGCTACTTATTCTATTTTAAGAGGTCAAAATGTTATTGCTCCATCATTGTGTACTGTAGATGGTACTTTTGAAAAAGTAGCTGTTGATGTAGATACAATTTATTTTGTAGTTAAAAGAACTATTAATGGATCAACTGTTTATTATATAGAGGCATTTAATGATGATAATACAACAGACAGTAATGTTTTATTAATTGGTGCAAGTTTACCTGGGACTACAACTGTAACTGGATTAAATCATTTAGAAGGTAAAACAGTTAAAGTAATTGCTGACGATGTTATGCAAAATGAAAAAGTTGTATCGTCTGGGCAAATCATTATAGATAGT